TGTCGGCTGAATGGCGATGTCTAATTCGTTCGTGGTGCTGGCCCCGATTAAAACGACATTCGTTCCCGACTCGCAATATTCGTTTTTAGTCGTTGCGTCGGTAAGTAACTGAGTGGTGACGGCATTGCCTTCCGTGCCCGCACCGTTGGCGTAATTCCAGTGGTTCGCCGCTCCAAACGCCGTAAAATCCGCATCGTTCGTCGAGTATTGCAGCTCAATGGCAACACTGTTGTCAGCCTTGCCTCCTGTTTCGTTAATACAGACACGGAGCCTAATGATGCTCGTGTTGTCCGGCAGGGTCGGCTTTACGTTTTCATTGGCAAGGGACTGCGCCGCCGTTGGCTCCGCCAAAGCGTCGGAGTACCAATGCCAGTTTTGTTGTTTTGGTGTATAAACTGCTCCACCCATTTATCCCTCGTAATGGAAGCCGCATCCATCAGGTATCGGATCGCCCGGACATGGCCAGATCGCGCACCTTATGGGTCGATCATGGTAAAATGCACAGCAATGCTGTGGTTTGCCGTCCACATTTTCCACCCTTAACCAATCGCACCGTCGAAGTATCTGGCAACATTTCCCGCACCGAAGACATTCTCCAATCAGTTTTTTGCCGTCATATTCGACAATCCTCATCTTGTCGGTAATGAGGATGTATCGGGGAATATAAGACCCCACTAAGCGTTTAAATCGAGGTCTGCATCGGTCAGAGTGTACGTCCCTTGCGCCGCAAATACTTCATCCGTCACGTCCGCCGCGCCGTAAAATGTCCCAACGGTTACCGCCGACCAGAAGCCGACATAGGCCACTGTTGTGGATGCAGGAACGTCAAAAACCGGGGCGTTCGAATCGTCCATAGCGCCTGCAGCGGCTGCGTTCCATGTGATGGCTTTACGGATATAAGCCGGGGATCCCCCCGATACCTCATTCGCTCCGTTGTCCCCCGGATCGGCAGTGTGCAGCGATGCAAAGACCGCCAGCGCGCCCAGAGCGTTCAGCATCGCGTTTTTCCCCAATGTGCTGTATGGCATAATAATATCCTCCCTATCCTACGATGAGATAAAGCGTGCTTACACCCGGGGTTAAGGCGTCATATTCGGCTTGGGACAGCTTAACAATGTCGGCAATAGAAAGTGAAGATACAGTCGTGCTTGCCGGTTCGTAGGTATCCATTAAAGCCGCCTCCATCCGCTCTTTCAAATCAAAAAGGCCTTCACTACGTGCATTGCCCATTGTAATATTTCCCTTTTATGCGTTTATTTCTTCCCACAAAAAGTGAAAAATCAGCGAAGCAGTGCCGCCAATCGAGTGATACGTTAAAACAGACCGACCCGCCGCCAGGATGATGCTGCCCTTAAGATCAACGATGTTGGCGTTGTTCTGTACTACGGTGGTGATTGCTCCCTCCATCGTCGAACCACAGACCCGTTCCAGAACCGGCGTCGAGATTGTCGCCCCGTCATCACAGTAAGCAACAGAAGTCGCAAAACCGTTGCGCGTGCACCGGGCCGTAAGCGCCGCCGCAAATCCAGTGTCGGTCGCCATCATCAAACCGACCACTCCTTCCGCCGGATTTACAACATTTGTAGACCACCCAAACTCATGTATAACCAACAGCTTCCCGCTGCCAGTGGGGTTCGCCACGCCTAATCCTGTCCAAGTGGTGTTAAGATTAGCCGTGACTGCTACTGCCGCCTGATTCGCCACCGAGAACAACCTGCCGGCGATAGCCGCTTCCTGTAACGACCCGCCGCCGTTCATCACGATAAGCGACCCGTCTGTTTGGCTCCGTAAAGGGTTTTTGGTTCCTTCCGCCGCCGAAATACTTCCGACTCTTGCAAACATACCCGTAACCTCCTTATCTGTTGTTAAAGTCCAAATATAGACACTAAAGCTGTCTCCAGCCTTTTGTCCAGTTCCCACCCGCCGTCATGAAATACGTAAACCTTGCCGGTGTCGATCTCGTGGAAGAGAATGCCATCGGCAACGCCAGTGGTGGGCATCGTGTCCCCACTATCACCCTGTAAATCCGGCTTCTGCCGGTCTACTTCCATCACCGCCATATCAACCTCCTTAACTTACATTATAAAAACCACAACAACATATATCGCTATTATCACTGCCGTTACCACAATCCACATTATACCTAATAAAAGCAATCCTATTAAAACGTTCCATGCCTTACGCCACATAACTTTCCTGGTAGCGTCCATCCCACTGACTGCCCTTGCCCCGGTTGTGCCAATTTGAAAAACCGCCGAGACGCTTCTTTCCGGCCTTGCGATTAAAATCAACCACGGGCAGTAATAACATCATCTGAGAGGCCATTGCCGCGCTCATTACCCTGTCATCGTGGCAACCTGATTCAGCGCTAAACCGCCCAGATTCCTCAATATAGGTCCTCATCTCCGACACGGTTTCCCGACACATGAGTTGGAGAGATCCATTACGAGCGCAGGAGTAGAGGCCGTCCACCATGACGGGCTTGCTCTTGCTCGTAGTCAGCCAGCCGCCCTCACCCTCCTTGGCCTCATACATCGGATAGTGCAATCTTTTAAGATCGGCAACCACCGTAAACCCATGATTTTGCAACTCTACACATGCGGGGGGTAGAACAGGCGCTGCGCCGTCCTCATAGTGTCCGTACAATCGCCCAAACAACTCCGCCGTGTCTGCTATTAGATCATAGTCAATGTCTCCATGCCATTGCGCGACTTGTTTGCCGGTCTTGCGCTCCCACATGTCCATTACTGTGGGGTCTGGCGTGCGCTTCTCTTTTTTTTGGCTCTCTTTCAGCCCGCCCCCAGGGTCAATCGTCAGGAAATACATTTTCTCCACATCCGGGCGCTCCCACATAGAAAAATGGCCATATTGGTTGAGTTTTATCTCAGCTTTACCCATACGCTCTACTAGATCGCCCGCGTAGATCGCCGGGCGACAGTTGACATCTAGGGCGTCACAAAGCTCTTTCGGAAAAACATTCGATCCGCGTGACAGAAAACTTTCCTCGACGGTCGTAGGGAATTCCTGCCGAAATTTCTCAATCCGGCCCTTAAAAATGTTTTCAATCGCCCACTCGCGCCAGTGTAACTGTTCGAGCGACAGACTATATTTTTTCTGTAACTTCAGGGCTTCGCACTCTTCCCAAACCATCGTTTCTTTACTTAAAACCTTTATTTGGAGCTGCTTTTTAAATTCCTCTCGCTGTGCCGATGTTTGGAAATCCCGCCGGTAAATCTCATGGACGAACCAGGGGATGAACACCAGTACCCACTCACTACCCGGGCTCATCCATGCGTATGTGATGCCATCCTCCTGATAATATGGATATTTACCCTCTTGATAAACGCCGAAAACATCTTTTTGGAAGCGATTGCCGAACCCATTGCCGGTGCTTTCCAGGAAAATCTCTGTTTCTGCTGGCGGAGGCGGGACGCAGGCCATTATCCCGTCTAAAAGGGTATCAGCATCAGGCCAAAATGCGACCTCTGAGCCATGCAGATAGTGGATGCCCTGGGAGCGGCCAGCATCAGTGTTGCGAGCGCAGGCGAGGGAGTACTCAGATTTAAGCCCCCGCCCTTGAGGGGTGTCGAAAAGCAATTCTTTTTTATTGCTATACCGCGTCGGGGGGGCAATTGGGTTCCGCTCGTGGAAAAGCCGTGCCATAGAAAATAAAGTGTTAGTGCTATCCTCCTCGTGAGCAATAATAAACGCATTGCGGTTAAAATTAAGGCTGCACCGCCAATAATATCGGCCCTCAACATATGTCGATCCGCCAAACCGCCGCGCTTTATCTAATATCACGCGGACATAACCGCACTCTTTTTTTTGCTTTTCCGCCACTCTATGGAGTATCCGCTGCCCGCTATTGAGCGCCAAGGGGATTAACTCGGCAGTATTGTGATTTTTGATTATCAAACACTCGCGAGCGTACAACTCAAAATCAGCAATGTACGCTCTAACGATTGCCATTTGCGCCGCCGGATCTGGTTTCATTTTTCCCCTTTGTGAATACGCTCCAGGATATCCTGTATCCCTGGCATATCGTGGGCAACTTCAGTTTTATCCCTCATATCCGTCATGTTTTTTGCGGTGAAAATAAAAGCAGTTGGATTGATTTTGCCCGCAAGCGCTTGGGTGATAAGAAATTCTTTTTGAATTTTTTTTGCTATTTTGTAGGCCTCGGAGAACTCTGGATGATCTTTTGTCCACTCAATCGCCGTGTCTTCACATACTCCTGCGATATTACGGGCAAATTTTGATAGAAATGGTAATTTTTCAGCTGCTACCTGCTCATCAAAATGTGCGAGCAGGAGGGCTGGGAAATCGGCTCGATATTTTGTCGGTCTACCCCCGGGGTGTAATCCATTTGATCGTGCAGGAGCGTTTATAGCTTTTTTTTCTTGCTTTGTTCTGAGTCGGGATTTTTTTTCTGCGGTCATTTGGCTCACTCTCATCTACCGATATAGGTTAAAGATCGTCCGCTTGCGCTACCGATCGCGGAAGCGGGCGCGTTGCGCCCTTATATACTATACGGTAGATTTATGCCTTTTTTACCCTATTTCGTGCGATTTCCGCACGCTTTCCTTTGATTATTTTACTCACATATTGCTTAGATTTATATGTAATATCGGCTATTTCAGAGATTTTTAGGCGATGGTAAAAATAAAGTTTACAGATCATTATTTTAGTTGACGAATTTAGCAGGTAAAAAGCATTTTGCTCGGTACGGATGCAATCGGGATTGTAATTTTTAATCCAACTGAAGGGGTCTTCGCGGCGCCCAACATAATCCTGGTTGGCGTACCGTTCGGCGGCGATGCACAGCCGCCGAACACATAATTGTTTGCGGCGCTCACATTGTGTGCAATCCATGACCTGATTATCCTATATTATATCTCCGTGTCAAGGTTATTTTCACGGTTTTCAGTTAATTTCACGGGTTTTGTTATTTTTTAAATGATATTAATATGTTAGTTTTCATCAGATACCCTTATATCATAGTGTCTGATGGTTTTTGGTGGGGTGTTCCCCGTTATTTTCCCGGTTTTTAAGTATTTCCTTATTGATTTTTACTATCATTAATAATTTCTTTTGTAGGCTTGGCGTAGGTTTGCGGGTGAGGGTTATATATTTAGGATATTTGGCACGGACAATGCTGTATAACCAGTGACCGGCCGGGCGAACCCGGATGACTAAAAATAGGAGGAGAGAAAAATGACAGACGAACAAACAGAATTGTGGGACCATTACACAAGGGTCGGTATGGTAAATTACGCCGACATAATCACAGACGGCGACGGAGCGGAGCCGACAGGCCGCGTTTTGGACGGATCGCCTGACCATGGATACAGAGAGGAGTGGGTAGAGTACGGGACATACCGAGGCAGACCGGTTACGGTCGTATATCTGTTTGACGACGACGATTTACTTGACGACGACGATAGAGAGATCGAGGAGGCAGACCACTACCCGTGGGACGCCGGGAGGGCACGAGTAGAGTATACTGACTAACAACTATTCCCTTGCGGCGGGGAGATACACCGGCAGAAAGGAAAATAACAATTGAAATGCCACGATGACAGCGCTCTGTACTACACCTCTTTAGGGGTGCGGTACATTGGGCAACTCGAGCGGTTGATAGGACAATATCCCTTGGATATGTTTAACGATCTGTCCACGGGTACGACATTTACCCGGCTGCCATTTGAGAGCCTAGATCAGGCCATTGAGCGGGCGCGGGCACCGTATAGATGCCGGAATATTTTGTGATCGCCTTACTACCGATAACCCAGTCATCCATATCCCCCCTCCACGGTTTTGCCTTGCAGCATTTCGTTAATTTTTTGTAAAGCGGCAGCCCCTGTAGGTGTTGTGCGCTCGCATTTAATACAGGCTCGCTCAGTGAGGTCAGCTGGTAATACCTCACGCTTACATGCCGGGCAAATGGTGTATGCATTTTGCGGACCGGGTCCACTTTGAGGCTCTTGATTTTTTAATTGTGCCCAATTTGCGCGAATTGCCTCCATGAAGGCCTCATCCCAATCTATGTACTCGTAGCCCTTGGCCTTACATTTTAAG